CGGGGGACAAACTGCGGGTGGTGAATCACGGCGCGGAGGTGTTTTCCGGAGAGGTGCTGACGGTGGGGCTGGATGGCAGCGTGACGGCCAACGACCCGGGCTGGTACCTCTCCAAGTCTGAGATTATCTTGCAGTGCAGCAACAGCACTGCCGGGGACGCGGTGGGGCGCATGTGCGCCAAGGCGGGCATTTCAGCCGGGACGGTGACTCTGCCGCCCACGCGGATCAGCGAGGTGTGGACCAGCTCCACCCCGGAATCCATCCTAACCGACATTCTGGCAATCTGCGCGGCGGAAACCGGGCAGACCTACCGCTACCGGGTGGAGAGCGGCAAGCTCAACGTGGGGCCGCTGCCATCGGACAGCATCACGGCTTATCACAAGCCCACAGACGACCAGAGCGCGTTTGACATCACGCTGGCCAAGGGGGAGGTTACCGGTTCCGACAGCATGGAGAATCTTTGCAACAGCATCCTGCTGACGGAGTCAAAAGGGGACGCCGCCCGGGTGCTGGGCCGGGCTTCCAACGCCGCCAGCATTGCAAAGTACGGGCTGATTCAGAAAGTGGAGAGTCTGACGGGTGACGAGAACACCGCCCAGGCGCGGCAGCGGGTGAAAAATTTGCTGTCCTCCGGTGACCGCATCACAAAAGAACGGGAGGTTTCCGACATCTGGGGCGCGGACGAGGTGCGCAGCGGCGTGCTGCTGCAGTTCCAAAGCAATTCCTACGGGGTGTCCGGACTTCAGCGGGTGACGGCGGTGACCCACCGATACGGCAAGTCCCACCGCATGAGCCTGACGGTGCAGGCGTACAACTCGGAGCGGGCCGCAGGGAGCGGCGACACCGTGACGGTGTGAGGAGGGCCTATGACATGGGATTATGAGCTGGCACAGGAGATCAAAAAGAAGGGAAAACCGCCCGGCGGTACGGCTCTGCTGGAGGGAACGGTCGTAAAGACCGCACCGCTGACGATCTCCCTGTACAGAGGGGAGATCATGGCCCCGCCTATGAAGCTGGAGGTTACGGCATCCGCGCCGGGGTATGAGCTGAGCGATCACACGCTGTATCTCCATCAGTGGCAGAAGGGCGAGCGTGCCGCCTGCGCTATGATGGGCAAGACGCTGGTGGTGCTGGGCCGTTTGGTATGAGGTGAGCAATATGGCAACGATGTTTCCTATTATCCCGGATACGATTCCGGCGCAGGCGTCCGGCGATATTGGGCGCGCTCCGGCCTTTGACAGCGGAGAGAGCCGCTTTCTGATGCGGGACGGGGCACTGATCGAGCGCTCCGGGCTGGAGGCGGTGCGGCAGTGGATTGATCTGATGCTGCGCCAGCAGATCGACCGCGTCCCCATCTATCAAACAGGCGGGGATACGAAGATCGGCATTGACCGGAGTATGCTGGGCAGCCGCCTGCCCTCCGGCCTGCTCGCGGCAGAGATTGAGCGCAACGTCCGGGAGACGATGAGCTACTGCCCGGCTATCCGCTCGGTGCAGGATTTTAAGGTCACGCGCCGGGGCCGGGCCTGTCAGGTGGATTTTACCGCCGTCCTAGTAGGCGGCAGCACATTGGAGGTGACGCAGGATGTTTGAGATGCTACAGGACATGCTGGACGCGGTACCGGACAGCTATCAAAAGACCGTCGGTTTTCCCACCTATGACATTCTGGCGGCGGCGGATATCCGGGCAGCCCAGACACAGGCCAGAGTGGAGTCGGCAGAGAAGCGGCTTGACCCGCAAAACCTCACCGGCGCGGAACTGGACGCCTATATCTATCCCCGCACCGGGCAGGTGCGTAATGCCGCCACCTTTGCGGTGGGAACGGTGCAGGTCACCGGGACGGGAACCGTCAGCAAAGGGGATCTGTTTGAGTCCGGGGGTGGCATCCAGTTTGCGGCCACCGAGACGGTAGCCGTCAACGGGTCCGCCATCGTGCCCATCCGCTGCACCCAGGCGGGAGCCATTGGCAATCTGGCGGTGGGGAGCATCACCATGATGCCGGTGCAGATCGCGGGGATTGTCAATGTGTCCAATTCGGACACAACCACGGACGGTTACGATGCGGAGACGGACGCTGCCTACTATGCCCGGTTCCTGCTCCGGCTCCAGACGCCGCCCACCAGTGGTAACCAGTACCACTACCGCAGCTGGGCGCTGGAGGTGTCCGGCGTGGGCGGGGTACAGGTCTACCCGCTGGGGCATGGGGACAACACCGTGGACGTGGTGCTGATCGACACGGAGGGAAAGCCCGCCAGCGCGTTGCTGGTGGAGACCGTTCAAAACCACATTGACCCGGAGAGCAAAGGCATCGGTGAGGGGGAGGCTCCCATTGGCGCGTATTGCTATGTCAGCGCGGCCACAGGTGTCCCTCTGGCGCTCTCCCTGACGGTGACCGCTATACCAGGGGCGGTGCAGTCGGAGGTCACACAGGCCATTGAAACGGCGGTGGCGGCCTATCTCAAAAGCATTGCCTTTGCAGCGGACTATGTGAGCTTTGCAAAGGTGGCGGCGGCGATTCTGGACGCGACCGGGGTACAGGACTACGAGGGGCTGACCGTGAACGGCGGGACGGCCAACATCCCCATTGCAGACCGACAGGCGGCGGTGCTGGGAGAGGTTGTGGTTACCTATGCTGAGTAGTCTGCCGCAGCAGTACCGGGAAGACCCGTGGATCGTGGCCCTGTGCGCCGCCATGAGTGGTGTGCTGGATGGGCAGGACGCACGGGCGGAGAGTCTGGTGGAGCAGCTGTCTCTGGACACGGTGAGCTGGAATCTGGAGACAGAGGAATGCATTGCGGGCATCGTCCCGCCAGCGGGAGCCTCGGAGGAAGACCGGCGCAGCGCCCTGAAAGCGAAGTGGCGCTCCGGCGGAAAGGTGACCATTCAGCAGATTCAGGCTGTGGCCGACGCCTGGCGCAACGGAGAGGTAGCGGTGTCTTTCCCCGGTGGGCGCATTCATGTTCAATTCGTCGGCTCCTTCGGTGTCCCGACCAACATGGACGGATTGAAGCGGGCAATCGCACTGGTGATTCCGGCGCATTTGCCGGTGGACTACGTTTTGAAATATCTGCTGATCCGGGACATCCACGGCGTGAAGACGCTCAGCGAGATGGACGCGCTGACACTTGATAAATTCGCGGGAGGAAGTGAGTAAATGGCAAGTTACACCTCGAACCTGAATCTTTTGAAAAAGGACCCGGTGGCAGATGCCGCCGACACGTTCAACATCCAGACGATGCTCAACGAAAACTGGGACAAGATCGACGCGGCGCTGGCGGCGGCGCGGTCGGCGGAGGAATACGACCCGGCGGGTACCTACGCCGTGGACGACTACTGCGTCCACGGCGGGCAGCTATACAAATGCACTGAAGCCATCACAGCTGGGGAGGCGTGGGACGCGGCGCACTGGACAGAGACCTCCGTGGGCGCGGAGCTGGAGGCCATGCTGGCGGCGCTGAATGGCAAGGCCATTACCTTGACGTTGACGGCCACCATCTCAACCGGCTGGACGTCTAGCGGGGGTTACTACTACAAACAGGTGAGTGTGCCGGGGATGCTGGCGACAGACAACCCCGTGGCGGACATCCTGCCGGGGAGCGACAACGCGGCCAACAAGCTCTACGCCGAGGCGTGGGGCAAGGTACAGAGCATTGACACGCTGGACGGAGCCGTGAAGCTCTGGTGTACGGCAGCACCCACCACGGCGTTCCCGGTGCAGTTTAAGGTGGTGAGAGGCTGATGGGCAAGGCGATTGTGACCCGCAGGGGCGGAAGCGGTGTTGTAACAGGAGTGGTAACATTCCCGGATAACTTGACATCGGCGCCCCATGGAATAATCATACCGGCAGCAGTCGGGAAAAAGAATATCATCGTCTACATGAAAAGTGTCTACCTGGGGGGAGGAGAGAGCTATATTATTTGCGCACACTCCGTTGATGGTGACGGGTATGCCGTGGGATATACTGACGCAGTTGGCATTCTAAGTAAATCAGCGACATGGAACTCAGCAAGTGGGAATTTTTATTGCAGCGAATATTGGTTTTTTTTACCGTCCAATCTGTACTATTTTGTCGCATGGTAAAAAAGGAGGCACAGTCCATGAATCGGAAACATAAGTCCGCGTACGTGTACACACACACACACACACACACACACACACACACACACACACACACAATTGATTTTGTCTACCTGTGGCGGACTGCCGGAAGGCGGTGCAAGCAATGGGTAAGTGCATTCTGGCGGGACACCCGCCGATTGGAGAAGAGGGCGTGACGCTGCCGCTGGTGCTGGATGCTGCGTTGTCCCAGACCCCTGACGGAACCACATGGGAATTGCCTAAGAATTTCTTTGATTATAGTGAGATTGTTGTAGTTGGCAGTTTCAGTTTTCAAAACAGCGGATACAGCCCAAGGTTCCACCTCGGTGATGATACCACTTATTACATAGCGATGTGTGGCGTCACCGGAAGTTACAGTACCGTACAGGCTGTTATCAGGCCCAGACATTGCGGCACAACTCTTTTTTATGAACAGCAGCAGTGTGTCAAAGGCATCCTCGGAGGCAAGCTATTTCCCGGTGTGCCATCCGACGCAAACACGAATATTATTAAATACTCAGCATCGGGAGCAGGGTATGTAAGTGGCACTTTAAAGATTTATGCAAAATAGGAGGCAAAACCTATGTACATCACCACAGGCACATCAAAGCACTACGCCGTGACCGGGCAGAGCATCAGCTCCGGCGAGGTGCGCTATACGCTAGAGGAGGCCCCGGCGGCGCTGGGAGCCGTGGTCAAACTCTACGCCGACGACGGGACGCAGATGCGGGAGGACACCGTGGCGGACTGGGAACATCCCCACATCGAGGGCAACACCATCGTTTTGAGCAACACAGCCCCGGCGGAGCCGGTGACGCCGACGCTGGCGGAGGTGCAGAGCACAAAGCTGACGGAGATCAACGCCGCCTGTACGGCCGCGATTGAGGCCGGGTGTGACGTGAC